GCCAGTAGGAGTACCTGCTGCTGCGTTTAGTGAGTAAGCTGCTGCTGTGTTTGCGTTGACACCATCAAGGTAGCCATCTGGGTCGTCGCCGTCACCAACGTCGATAGTCAGAGTGCCGCCCTCTGCAGTAGTCACGTTAAGAGCTACGCCAAGAACCAACGTATTCGCTGGAATCTTAACAACCTCAAGAACGTCAGTAGCTGCAAGAGCAGTTAGACCAGCTGCCGCACGAGCAGTCGTGATAGCCGCGAAGTCTAGGTCAACTGTAATTGACGATACATTGTTAATACCTGCTGCAACGTGAGCTGCACCAGTACCAAGGTTGTATCCTTTACCATCGTTATATGTAGCCATTGTTCAGCCCTCCTTATACGCTTACAACCATAGTCGCAAGAGCCTCAGGTTTTACAACCTTATAGCCGTAAACTTGCAAGCCACGGATAATGTTACCGAAAGTAGTCTCTGAACGGATAGTCTCCATATTTGTCATCTGAGATGCAAAAGTGAAGCCCATGTTATGACCAGCGATACAGCTGAACTCAGAGCCTGATTTATACAGGTTGTGAGATACATAAACTGTAAAACGGTCAATCATACCGAGACGACCATTACGCAATGGTGAAGTGTTGTCACCAGTGATAGACGCATCTTTCAAGTCAGATTGCTTGATAAGACCTGCCATCTTAGCTGGAATGATAAGGAAACGGTCCTGTTCAGGAGCATTAGCCTCATCCAACACAGTACCAGCGTCAACGATAGAATCGATAACGTTAGACTTAGTTAGAGACAATGGAGTACCAGCCACACCTAGGTTCAAGTTACCTGAGATACGACCAGCTGAAGCACCTTTGTTAGATGAAGATACGTCTGTAAGCATATCTGTCAAAACACGTTGGTCAATTTTAATCTTCATACGCTCAGAAGCGTCTTTAGACCATTGGTCCATAAGTGCAATGTCAGACTGTACTTGGTCAACGTCATCTTCAACACAGGCAAAGTACTCACCTTTGTCAATAACGAGTTGTAGTTTAGCCTTGTCAGGGTTTTCAACCGCTAGAGTTTGACCCTTAACATAAGTTTTGACTGTGATTTCTGGAGTAGTACGGATATTAACCGTATCACCCATTTGGCGAATTTCGCCTTCATAGTCAGTATTCGAGATTGCTGACAACACCGTAGCGTCGTAGAAATTCTCGATAAGTTTTCCACTCCAGATTTCTGGAATGAAGTTGCCGCTATAATCGGGGCGACCACCGGATACTGCAAAAGCCATAACGACCTCCTTTTAATTATGCAGTTACGATACGACCTTCTCGCTGTGCCGCGAAAATGTCTCTTTCAATCCGACCACGTTCTTCTTCTCGACCTTTGTATCTTCCTTTACGGACAGCATCAAAGAACGCTGTAATATCCGCTGGAGAATACTTTTGACCTTCTTGAACTGCAGGTCTACCAGAACGACCACGTCCCGGTGAAACTTGCTTCTCAAGCTGAGAATTAGTTGATGGTCTTCTTTCCTGAGCATCGATTGTCTTACCAGTTGCCTGTTCCCAAGATTTAAAGAAATTCGCCACTCGTGGCACATCCAGATTACGTTGCGCGTCATCTAGATACGTTTGGCGAGTAATTCCTGAAAGGGGGTCCATCTCCAACAACCAAGTCTGAAAGTCTGGGTTATCGTTAATTTCTTCCCAATTAGGGACTGTGCTTGAGAGCTGGTTCCAAAATGCTTGTTCACTAGATGCTTTCTGTGCAGCTTGCACTTGCTGTACCTGAGGTACAACTCCTTGCATCTGTTGAACCATTGCCTCCAACTGTGCAATCCGCCCATTCGCGGCATTGACTTCCTCACGGGCTGCTCGACGCATGACATCAATCGAATCACCATATTCCTTAATATCATCATCCGTAATCAACGGGTCGTTGCTCACAGGTGCTGCTTGAGGTTTAGGCTGATTGTTCATAGTACTTAACAGCTGTTCCAGTTGGGCTACTCGGTTTTGCATCTCACGGTTGTTCGCGTTTAAACGCGGTACATCCTTGTTATACATACCTTGTAGAGTTTTGTACTTTTGTTCCCAAGTTTCTTTTCCTTGAGTGTCTGCTGTGCCTTGCTCCTCGGCTTCAGACTTGGGTGCCTTTTCTTTAACACTGTTGGAATCGGCGTTTACAACTTCCTTAACGGGAGACTCAGGGGTCTCGGTAACAGGAGTTTGTTCCTGAACCTGTTCGCCCTCAGCTACGGCGTTAAGTTGTTTGTATAGCTCTTGTACTTCCTCAGACTGTTTCTGAACTTGCTTTGGTATTGACATAATCGCTCCTATCGGTGTGCGTAATTAAAAGCAGGCTG